TCAAACTCATGATTTAACTCCAGGTTGGTTTACAGGTTTTGGCGCGCTACTAGCGGCCGTCTTCATCATCTCTGCTTTCACATCATCCAAGGCTTTAGTTTCCTCTGAATCTGTGCGATCCGGAGAAATAACGTCGCCCCGACGCAGGTTGTACACCAGCGTCTCTTTGCTAAGACCGCCATCTAGGTAAGCCCTGACGATCTCACGCAAATTCGCCCCAGACAATCTATTGTCCAGAAACTCTTTGTCCATCGTGATCATCACTGTGGTGGGGTCTAACCCATCCATTTTAGCTAGACAACGATAAACTTTATTCAATAAAGCCTCGACAGCTCTCACTACAGCAGCCAGTGACGCGGTCTCAGACATATAACGCAGACGCACAGTGTCCGCAGCCTCGGAGCCATTAGAACTCTGACCAATAAGTCTAGCCGACAAACTAGCCAGCTGACTTTGTTTCTCAGACAAAGCCTTTTCCAGACTCACTAGTCCTTGACCTGTGAATTCTAGATAGTACGCCTTCGCGTGCACGTCCGGAAGTACCCATGCTACCATGGACCCAATACGTAGTTTAGTGGAACTATCAACTCCAGAGACGACAGGAACAGGTAGGCCAGTGTAATGGCGACCATGTTCCAAATCAGCGCTAGTCCTATAGTGAGAGATATTGATGTCCACGATGTCCAGGACCGGCGGTTTGGACATGTCAAATCCGATACCATAAGGGTTCACCATGTAAAAAGGTATATAGTCCATGGTCTGACCTAAATTAGTCGGTACGATGGGCGGACCTACTAGTTTATCGTCGTCATCGTATATAAACTGAGTGTAAACGCCGTTTACTAGTCTCAACACGCGATACCGGGTATAAGACTCCAAGATAAACTCATCCTCTTCATCTTGCTCAATGACGTTTTCCCTCAACACCACCAAGACTGGGTTCCCTTGGGTATCTGTCCGCCAGTTAAGAACGTTCTCAGCAGTATATCCGGCGATAGTAGGTGGACCCCCCTCGACTGGCCGATCAACCAGCACTCCATACCTACCCATGAGAAGATTCTCAGACAACGAAGCCGAAAGTAACTCATGAAATTGCACCCCGCTGTTATCTTCAAAATAGGGTTTTAATTCCTCCGGGTATTTCATGACAGGATGCTTTGTCGTGGCCATACCTACCAACGCGGAGATGGTCTTGCTAGTTATCGAATAAAATAACGCACGCGTCTTGTAGGCCTGATAATCCTCATTAGTTTGTTCCGACAACTTGGGAAGGTATTTCGTACCTGCATGCTTAATCGCACCTTGCCCCTCAAAGGCATCCCTACACTTTTCCCAATCCTCTTTGCGATCTTTGTACTCTGGGTGTTCTGAGCTTACAGGCACGATGATTCTCCTATTTTAGGTTGACTTTTATATACTCTCATGCATGGTTTGCACGAGCCATCTAGCTTATCTGTTGAACTCGCCTGAAATCCGAACACCGTTCTGGACTTTAACTTCTTGCAAGTACAGCAAAATTTTTGGGTTTCCGTATCTGCACCTAAACGATTGTGATGGTGTAGAGTATTATCTCTATGACTCAGAATTCTCAGATTGTCAGGACGATTGTTCTGTTTGTTTTTGTCTTCGTGGTCTACTTCCATATTTTCCGGAATAACTTGACCCTTTAGTATTGTCATCACTAGTCTATGAATAAAGAAGTTGGTGGTTTTTCCATTCTTGCGTAGACCGACGTATAGATAACCACGACGATTCACCACTGGTTTTAGATAAATCCCGGATACATGACTATACACTCGACCATCATCGTCGAGAGAATATAGATTAGTGTACCCAGGTATAGTTCGCACTTTAAGCTCCTGTGACGGCCATTGTCTGGGCCTTTTTAGCTGACTTTAATATCCTATACCGAATCACATCATACAGATGGTCCTCACCGTGCGAATCGATGTCCTCACGGTTCTTCTCATCATTCTCCAAATTCGGCAAGGTCCTTATCGTATGAAAACACGTGTTAAACACAAAATATCCAGGCTTCTCCATCGGCCGTTTAGCCGACGCCTCTAACCGCCCACGCAATAACTGCACCCCCTGAATCCGACTCCCTGGGGACTTATTAGCTCTAGTGAACTTAATACCCATCGCAGACATTTCCTCAGCCACGGTTATGTGACCCGGCTCGCTACTAAATATTGAGTTATCCGCGGGACCGGCCTCTACGCGACCCCATAATCCTTCGTCTTGCTCGTACTGTTTAATTCGTCTAGCCTGCTCTGTAGCAGTGAGACGTAGTCCTTCATGGCGCTTATTCGCGAAATACACTTCGCCGATCTGGAATATCGATCCTGCGGGGACCCAGGCTTCGTTCCCATTTCCATCGACAAAGTCTTCACCGTCACTCTCAGCAAACCAACAAGCCGCCGCAGGGTTACTCGATCCATAGTCATAACCCCGGTCAATCCGCCAGGTGCTCGGTACTTCGAACGGCTCCACGACGTGATATTTCCCACGCCACACATCTGCGAACCCTCCGCTACTGAGACTTTCCCAGTCGCCCTCAAGCATCGCTTGGACAGTGGCGGTATCACCCATACCCTTCAGGCGCTGGTGATATTCTGGGTCGTTCAACATCAACACAATATTCTCTGTCAACTTAGCCGGCACATATTCTCGCCGCATCGACCCTTCGTCCTCAGGGGCCTGGAATACATGGTCTGCGCCGAAGTCAACAAAATTCGACTTGAAATAGTGATGCCCTACGCCCCCAGGGTTAGCCGTATATAATATCCTCGGGAATTTCCCACGCCAGTTAGGCGGCACGTTCATCGACCCCAACCGGACCCGACTCCGTATAAACCTCACCATTGCTGGACTAAAGTGCGTCGCCTCATCGATTATTAAAAACCCTATCTGGGCTCCCTGATGGGTAAAAATATCACTCTCATACTGACTATGCGCCAACTGTATCCGACTCCCATTATAAAACGTGAATGAGAAGTCACTCTTCGAAAACACGCAATCTCCGCTCTCGATCAGGTCCTTAAGCATCTCCAAGTATCCCCCAGGGGTATATACATGATTGGCAAGGACTTCCTTGAAGGTTCGGCGAAACAAATAAGTGATCAGACCAGGAACCTCGAGGCTATAGACAATGCTAGCCACGCGGGCGAGGTAACTTTTTCCTCCACCAGCGGCTCCCCCGTAAAGAATTTCGTTGGCTGGCGAGACTAGGGCTCGTTGTTGCTTTGCGTAGAGCTTGAATTCAGTCATTACCAGTTCGAGAGAGCTAGGTCGGAGTGCGACGATGCGTTTCTCTCAGTGATAATGTTGGCATCTTCAACATCAAACAGGGAGACTCTGACAGTCTTTTCTTCGCGAACGTCGCTCTTAAGCTCGACCGACTTCAATTCTGGCTCGATATATTTTACAATACATTTGTGGCACTCGAACTGGAGGCGCAAATCCGCTTCTGGGTGATGAGCGAGGCGCGCTATACTCAGTAAAGGGTGATAGTTCGGGAACTCCGCGTGAATCATGCTCACCAAAGCGGCGCCACGAGAGGTGTTTGTGATAGGCATCATTAGCTGCATTATACAAGGAATTTTTGCAAGGGGTTGAGTATAATCCGGGGCCCATGAATTAGGGTAAGCAACCTCGTACTATGACCCAAGCACTCATCCCAAATACTTCGCACTCATCCCAAATACTTCGCACTCATCCCAAATACTTCGCACTCATCCCAAATACTTCGCACTCATCCCAAATACTTCGCACCAATCACCTCGCCCGTTGCCATAAAAGCGAGTTCAAATTTGAAAAAATTTCCCAGAAACTGGGTCGATGCGCGATGGGGCGATGGCCCCCATGATCGCGTCCATTGGAGCGACGCACCACGCACGATCTCTGAAGGATCGAATCGTAATTATAAATCGATAATAAAGTTACGAACAATAAGCGAGAACTAAACTAACAACTTTAGAGTTACGAACATGTTATTATATGCAAACTAATAACATTAAAGATACGAACATGTTATTAGTTACGAACATGTTATTATATGCGAACTAATAACATTAAAGATACGAACATGTTATTAGTTAGTCTATATAGTCACATAAATACCGATTAGTCACATACCTACTGATTAGTCACATATATACTGATTAGTCACATATATACTGATTAGTCACATATATACTGATTAGTCATGCAGTTACCCTTTAGTCACATTATAGTGTTTATAGTATACATAATACATTGCTTATATACGACATATAAGTTACACGCTTATATAAGACCGCACTGATGCGATATATAAGTTACACGCTTATATATCCACGTCAGCACATAAGACTTTTGCACATATACCTACGCACTTCGCACGATGCGCTGATTGAGCGCATTCCGGGTTCGTGAAAACTGATGTCATCCCAATCGCGCGAACGAATCTTTTCCGATGCTATATACGATCAACTTTTTGCGCTGATTGAGATGATTTGTACAGATTGTTACGATTTATTTTCAGCACTCACATCGTTTTTGTGGTACACGCACACCCATATAAGCCGGATCCTTATATTCTTATAGGACCTATCTCGTTACAAATCATTACACTTTTATCAATTAAATGTCAGCACACATCAATATTGCGTGTAGAATATCACCTATCAACAAGCAATAAGGCGGGTTGATTAACCAAACCAAAAGGACTTTATCATGAATGCAACTACTGAAACCCTGGCTCAAGAATCTTCAACCCTTGAAGTTCTTGCCACCCGCCTTGAGACTCTGGCAGCCTTGAACTTGGAAGACAAATTGTCCCTGAAAGTTCTGGGTGAGAAAATCAATGAAATGATTATCATTCTCAATAACCAAAAAGTCACACCTTCCCGCAACCGGGGTCCTGCCTCTGAGAAGGTCATGACAGAGGACGATGCACGGAGGGTGATGATTGGAGACTTGAAGGGCTCCAGCCACAAAGAAGCTGCTGAGTTGCTTGGCTTGTCTTACGGGCAAATCTACTCAGCACGTAAGGGCTTCACGTTCAAGCCAGTTTACAAAGAGATGACTTCAGCTGCAAAGTCTGAATAATCTTAACAAGGGGCATTATGAGTGCCCCTGATTAAGATTTTTCGTCAACCAAAGGAGAAAACCATGAGCTATTCTTATTTTCACCATGTGGCAAATTGCCTTGTGGATAATGCCAAGCCCCTCCCATATCACGTGTGGCTGAGGATTCGTAACAACTTAGGAGTGTAACGTGACAATCGATGATCTCAAAAAGCTAGGCTACCAAGTAACGCATCATCCGGACTTCTGGATTGACGTTGGTGGTCCCGAAAATGGTCCGAAGCTCTCAGGCCACGTCGCTTACGACGAATGGGTTTTGGATGACAAGTACGCGATCGTTGTGGATAACGCGATTGTGGAAGAAGGCAGGTTTTCACCTTACGAAATGGAGTTCTAAAATGTCACATTATGAAGTCAGATTCAATGGTTCGAAGCACGAGAATGAGTCCAGAGCGCTCAAAGAATGCGTGGCGTACCTAGGCAAAGCTCGATTCAACAAGATCGTCCAGGCTAACGCTGAATCGCTCCGAGGTGCATCGTGCAAAGAAGCTTACCGCGCTGTCCGATTCGCGTTGCCCTTCGCTGGAATTCAAGGGTATTGGCCGACACGTGCTTTTTTCAAGCACCTCTGGCCACTCGTTTAGTCTAGGTCAGTCCGAATCGAAAGGTCGTAGTTATATACGACCTTTTCTTTTGCGCTGACTGGAGTGATTCCCATCGTTACATTTGTTACATTTATTTTTCAGCATTCGTCGTATTTTTCCTGTAGAATTTCTCATGTTAAACAAAAGGAGCCCACCATGGCACGCGTTCTGTTAGAGGCACATTGCATAGAGGATGAATTTGAAGCATCCATACTCGCTAACCATGGAGTCCGGATAGGCTCCAGGGAAGGCGAGCCATGGGACGTAGAGTTTATAGGCCCACGTGAGGGCCCACGCAAAATGTACGAAGAGCATTGGGGCGATTGTGGCAGCGATAGAGACATCGATGAAATGATCGAAGACTAAAACAAAGCGGCTCCGGCCGCTTTTTTTCGCGCCGAAATTGATTCGTCGTGCTAGCCTATCGCACAAATTTTTCGACGCTGACAGAGACGATTTTGATCGTTCCAATGTCGTTTTCATGCAAAAACATGAATTTTCCTCCTTCGCACGACGCGCGACGCCACATCAGCGCAAAAAAGTAGCACGTAGGCTAATATACACTTAAAATTTCGGACTGACCGGAGCGCAATTGGGCGCTTCCAAACGCATCCTCCACCACGCGCGACGTGCGACGTCCGTGGAGCCCTCCATGGTGCTCTTCCTACAGAGGAGGGACAACCATAGAGAGCACTTCCATTGGAGGATCCGTGCGTGGGTACCCTCCCAGGGAATCAAAGCCACATGCGCCGGTACCCGGAAACCCCTCAGGATATCTGGGATTCCTTTCCAGGGAATCAAACGCAAACATGCCGGTACCCGTTATCCTCTGGGGGTTTTGAAGCAAAAAATAAGTCCCGAAGGACTTATTTTCATGGATCCTGGAATTAGGATTTATGCCAGAAGCGCGTCGGCCGTCGAACCTGCATCAACCTCAGCAGTGGCTTTGACTTTCTTGCTCTTGCGTGCTTCACGACGGTTGCCACCGCCAGCATCCGCTACTGCACCTTCTTTCGTGGTCGTTGGTTGACCACGAGCTGCGGTGCGAATCGCTGCGAAAGCCGTTGCTTCTTCGTCCGATGCCTCAGCAGTGGTTTCCAATTCAGTAATCACCGCGTCCACAACGCCTTCGCTATACTTCGGATGACGTTGCAACCATGCCACACCTTCTTCCTTCTGGGCAGCCGTAGGTTTGAACGTGGCATCAACATACGCGAAATTGCGGTTTTTCTTGATGTCATCGATCTTACCTACAGTGGTACCATACAAATCAGCCAACGCCTTAGTGGCGTCGCCCTTGTTGTTACCGAAGCGAACTTGCGCAACCACCGCCACGGGCATACGACCGTTGATGATGTTAGGGTTCACTTTCTTTTCCACTGCCACAACTTGCTCTTCACTCATGATTTTCTCCGGTTTGTTAAGGATATATGCAAGATTGTCTTGCATGTTGTTATTATATAGCTAAAAATTGAAATGTACACGCCCTCGATCGATGGCCCATGAATTCATTTATCATCGAACCAGGCCCCCAGTTCTAATAGGCCCCATCCGATAAACAGGTACCACCACCCGAAGCCCACAACGGCCATGGCCATCAAGATTAGCCCAGTAAGTTTATGCATGGAAGATCCTCGTTACAATTAGTAACATTATGGCCATATAGATACGCACCATGCCTATAGCCCCTGCTACTAACATCGCGAGTATCCTGAATGGGACGGATTCGTCTTTCAACGAGACTTTATGGTTAAATGAGTGTTTCATAGTCGTATTATACACTATTTACGTCGCCCGGCGCATGGCCCGTGTAAATATATTTATCTCGTATTCGCGATCTTCAACTCTTCAAGACTCTTGGGTCCTGACTTGACTAGACCTGTATAATGATAGACACAGACGCGCAATCGTACTCCCGGCTCATCTGTATCTAGTCTTGGATTATACAGAGTCTCTTGGGCTCTGGCTTCGCAAAACAGGCGTCTCTTGCTAGACTCGTTTACCCAGGTCCATCGTGCTTTGTATGTTTCAGGGTAGTTCATAGTTGCGCTCTGATCATCTCTTTTTGAGGGTGGATAGTAGCTATAAGGCCCATCCTTTGTGGCTCACTCAGAGCGCATCAGGGTATGTTCTGTGTATGTTCTTTAAGTTCTAACAATGCTACCAAGTAACTTTAGGGATTGCCGCATTTCTCACCGCGGCCTCCTCAGGTTCCATGATGTACCGTTCAAATGTCAACAAATGCTCTTCAGGCGTGTCAACAAAGATAGATCTCAATTCTCCGGACTTCCTGAGTCGTGTATCTGCATCTTTATACATGAGGCCCTCAATGTTGAACCATCTCTGGAACATCTCATAGTATCGTTTAGGTACCACTGCACCACGCCATACAAATGATGAGCCAGTGAAATCTAAAGTCCACTGAGGTAGTGTGACGATGTCCCTTACAACCATAGCACGAGACTTACTGATCTTGTCGTACAGTTCCTCGATGCTCAAAGGGAATACGTGAGCCTTGGCTAGCTTCCATGCAGCCCCGTAATGGTTCTGACACACTCGGACTCTCGCCCTAGGAATGTCTATAGGAGCCTCTGCCTCACGCTCAATGGGTGGATAGTAAAGGCTACAAGGCGCAGGCTGATGACAAAAGACACAGGTTTTGTGATCTACGTCCGGGACCAATGAAAATACTCCATCAATGACCTGCCCACTGTGCCAAGCATACATTGCGA